GGTTGTTCGATCAAGAAAAATCATTTGTGTTCTTCCTCACTAAGCTGTTCAATCTCTTTTAATAACCTCAATACATCATAGCACTCATTCTTTTCGCATAAGGTTTGCCCAACCTTCGCTAATCCATTTATCTTTTTTAATTTTTCGTTCAATTTTTAGTGCCTCCTTTGCGAGATAAATCACGCTTAAATATTCTCCGAGGTGAACATTCCTAAGCATCGCAAAGTCGAGTTTCACAAGTTGTTTTGCCTGTAAGTCGGTCATTGGATTATCATCATCCTTCGGCGGGATGCGCTGACGTACTCATCTGCGCCGATGTCCCATGTGCCTGTTCGGGTATCTCCGTCGATGTCGGTTGTAAATGTGCCTGACAAATCCGTACCAGCATCAATGGCGTCTGCGCCAACTTTTAAATGAAAATTCTCTGCCCCAGCCGTAACTGAAACAAACTGATTCGCTATTGTTTTGTTTGCTAACGACCCAGTTCCTGTGGCTGTTGCATCTTCAGAAAGACTATATTGCTGTGTTGCAGACGATGTTATAGAAAAATCAGTTCCGCACCCCATACTTATATTATTGCGAAAAGTTCCTTGATATTGGGCGAGGATTCCCGTTCCTTCTATATTAAAAACAGTATTGTTATATATAACTCCAACTGAATCATAAAATCTTATACCATTAGAATATCCCAACCGATGAGAAATATTATAAATAATATTATTGTATATATAAGATACAGCTCCATCATTGATTTTCCCTATTCCCGACAGACCATATCCATCTTCTGGTGTATCATTATTGTCTCTAACAATGTTATTTTTTATTGTGTTGTATCCAGCAGAAAAAATTCCAAATGTGTAATTTCCAGACACTCCTGATATTTCTAATCCATCCACTCTGATATACCCACTCTGAACAGTAACAGCAGTTCCAACCCCAGAAGGGGTTAATAAATAATTGCTTCTTCCAGAAACTGCTTTTTCTCGTCCGTCATGCCTTGCATCACCCGTTGTGTAAATATTTATATATCTCGTTGCATCTGTTGTGTAGTTATGAACCACAACAATGGTTGTATCAGCGCTCGCCCACGTTCCACTAATCTCAACATCAAAATATTTGTCTGCTGTGACAAGGTTCTGCTCGTTGGCGTTCATGCAGGTTTCAAGTGCGGTATAATCACACCCAGACGGACAGACGGTCTTTTTTAGTTGTGTCGCCGCCCAAGCATTTTCAATCCAAAAGGTTCTGGCAACTGCAACATATTTTTGAAGATGCTTTTTATAGAAGGATTGCAAGTCTGTTTTGATCGTGTCTTTGACGGGCGGTTTGACCTCGGCAGATAGCCCGACCTTTTCGATAATGGCAGACTTGAAAGCCGTCACATCTTTTGAGGCAATCGAAACGTCTGTCTTTTCTGCGGTCTTGGCGGTTGAAACATAAGCGGCGGGAATGGCATATTTGCGCCGACGCTTTAAAACCTGCGTCGTTATCGTTTCAGCTTTTCCATCAACAACAGATTCATATTGAACATTCTCGACAAGCTGTTCCTCGTATTTTTGCGCCTCCTCAACTGTCATTGGTACTTTGACGACGATATAATTCGGAAGTCCTTCTTCTTTGCCCCACGCCCATCCATCAGGGCGAACCGCAATCACATCACCAATCTTTGTTCTTGCTTCATAGTTCTGCCTAGTGCTTTCATCCATAGCAAGCACTTCTTTTTTAGTCAGGGAATCCATCCAATGAGGCTTCGCCTGTATGAGCAATTCAGCAGAATACGCATTTCCGCACACCGCCATCATCAGTAAAAATAAAAATGCTTTTTTCATGTGGTCTCCTTATTGAGCGTCTACTGTATATGTAAAACACAACGCATATTCATCATCTGCCGTTGGTGTATTGGTAACGTCAAACGCCAACATTTCCCCTGCGGTCAACTGATTCCCTGCTGTAACAGCTTTGAATGTCGCCGCCCCTGTTGTGGCACAAGTTGGATTTGTGTCTGTGATCGTCATGGCATTCCCGCCTCTGTCCTCAAGCGTAAACGTCGCAGTTGTTGAACAAGTGCCACGACAATTACACCCAACCCCTGTAATCGTAACAGCGTCATTCGCCATCCAGATTGCATAGTTATCATCTGTTGCCGCAAGGTTTTCTATGACCGCACACGCTGTTCTCTCGTAGGGAATAACACGCTTCGCCCCACCGTAATAAACAAGCTGGTCATCTGTGGTATCTACCGCAATCTCGCCTGCGGCATCAACCGTTGGGGATGTTCCGTTGGGAATTTCGAAGCTGGTCGCACCACCGTAGTCTTGGACTCCTGTTGACGTGATTGCAATATTCGTAGCAAGGTCGCCCCCTGCTATCGTTCCATCTTTAATATCGTCACTCACCACAACCCCTGTTGCAAGCTCACCTTCCGCAAGGTTCGCCCAAGTAACCGCCCCTCCAGAGGCAAGGTCTGTCATGTCTGCCCAGTTGACTGCGGCGTTATTGATTGGCGCCAACGCCTCAAGGTCTGTCCAGTTCACTCCTTCGGACATAACCAAAGGCATTTCAGCCCAGTTTGTAGCACCTCCAAGACTTGCAGGGTCTAACCAAACAAAATCCCCCGGATCGTCATCCCACATCATCAATCTATCTGCATTTGGATCAGTTAATTGGAGAGTAATCTCTTGAGTTGATAGGCTTAAAAATTCATCTGCAAAGGCTGAAAGCGTCACGGCATCGTGTGCAGCTCCTGTCGGCGTCGAACACGTCAACGTGTCGCCAATCGCTGAAACATATTCACCCGCTGAACACGCCGCAGGATATGAGTCGTGCGTTGTCCAAGTTGAATCTGACGGTGTTGTATTGGTATCAACCACAGGATCGACGTTGCAGTCCAAAGCCGTTCCACTCGTTGAATACTTGCACCACTTTCCGTCTGTCATGGTATTAAGATTTACAGTATTTGTGACGGTCAAGGTCTTGCCGTTTGCAATCGTTAAGGTCGCACTTGTGGCGGGTGCAGTAATAGCCACCTTATTGATCGAGGTTGCCGCCGCAACACCCAAAGTCGGGGTGGTGAAGGATGGTGAGACTAAAGGCGCATAAACACCTGAAATATCGTCACAGTTGCCCTCGCCATCAAGATATGTCGTTGTGCCGGCACAGATCGTTGAAGCATTGGTATTCGTATCGGTCGGCGTTCCGCACGTTAAAGTATCGCCAACGGCTGACACATACTGTCCGGCTGAACAGGCAGAAGGATAAGAGTTGTGTCCTGTCCATGTGGAATCTGACGCCACCGAGGTCAAATAATCTTGGTCGCAAACAAGACCTGATGCGGTCGTAAACTTGCACCCTTTTGTGTCGGTCAGCGTTCCGGCTTTTACTGAAAAGGTTGTGGATGATAAATCGAGAAGTGTTCCGCTTGCGGAATAGGTTGTATTTGTGTCCGTATAATTTCCGGCGTGGATATTGGTTGCGCCCTGATCTGATGTCCAATCAATGTGTTCATTTGAAACGAATCCGGTCAAATCATCATGGTTAAAATCGCTGGATGAATATGTGGTATTTGTATCAACAACGTCCTCAACGGCTTTCCATTCCGTTCCGGAACAATCGCCTGCATCCGGAACGCACTTATAAAACGTCGCGCTGTCAACCTCAAAGCATAGATCGGTCACCTTGCCATCGGTCAGCGCCGTACAGTCGGTTGCGTGCGTGCGGTATCGCCAAGAATACCACGTCTGTGCGTTGGCAACGCCACAGATCAGCAAGAACAGAATAAAAAACACTATGAATTTACGCATTGAATGACCCCCATATATTTTTGAATAATCTCAAACAGCCGTCGTCCTGACTTATCCCAAGTAAATTTTGAATGAATCCGGTCGCTTGCCCGCTTGCCCTTCTTTAACGCTTCGCCGTACTGCTTAAACACGTGCAACATCTTGTCAGCCAGATCGATCGTGTCCGGAACGTGTACGCCCGCGCGCACGTTGTAATTCTCCAAGAACCATTCGTGGATCGTATACTTCAACGAATATCCGACCTCGTCATCAAAGAAATCCGCGCATCCGGTCACAGCCGTTGCGATACTCGGACATCCTGTTGCCATCGCCTCGCATAACGTCAGCCCCCACCCTTCGCCCAATGTCGGCAACAAGAAACAATGCGCTGAATTATAAAGGTCCACCAATTCATTCAACGGCAGTTTGCGCGTGTCCATGATGATGTTGGAGTTTGCGCCGTATCGCATAACCTTCTCATCCAAAACACCGCTTTCGCGCAACTTCGACCTTTGCAACATCGGCTTGATACCATAATCCGGTGAAAGAAGCCCCTGCCTGACCTTTGAGCGTATATCCCTGCGCCGTTCCCACATGGATGAGATAAACTCTTTGCGGTCGAACTTCTGCGCGGTTGTTTTGATATACAACTCCATCGCCGGAATCTGCTCGACCATCTTGGCGACCTGTGTCACCGACAAACTGCCCTTGCGCGGGTTTGGCGCGCCACTCCATAAGAACCTAAACGGCTGACCGTACTGCGGAAACGATCTCTGCACATACGGAAAATTGTGACCCTCGACCCCTTCCCAACATACCTCGATCGGTTTGTTGGTATACTTGCGGAACAAGTCTTTGCAGAACCGGCTCGGAACGATCACCAGATCAGCCATGTTCAGCGCCCTGACGTATGCGGTTGGGATCTCGGTCGTTTCCCACATGGTAAACAGCACGTTGAACTTGCCAACCTGCGGAACGTAATGGTCTGCCGGCGTGATCTGTAGGCATATATCCGATGTATCATCAAAATCAAAGAACGGTTGCGAATACTGTCGCATAAAACTGTTGTGGGTGTTATACCCTAACGCGTTGCCCGCCAACTCATGCGGTTGCGTTTTCCACCAAATTTTCAATTTGTTCATGGATTTTTGTCCAGAAGTAGTCAGTCCGCGTTTCTAAATATTGATATATGATGTCGTCGCTTGATGTGAACCAATATTCATCTTTGTGCAACACGTTGTCGTTGGTCAGCACGTTGCACCCTAACAGCTTTGCTTCGATCACCGCGCGCGGGCAGGTGTCCATTCCCGCCGGCATATACACATACCCTTTCGCCCTTGCGAACTCTTTCAGCATTTCGTCATAGCTTAAATTACAGACAAACCGATAATCCAGACCGTTCTCAATGCAGAACTTTACCGATTCCCGCGTTCCTTTGACATAACTGTGGCTGTATGTGACGATGTAATAATCTTTCTTTTCGGTCTGCTTTAACTGCTTTAGGTTGTGAAGCGTTTCAGGGTGAAAGATTGACGACAACACAACGCCGTTGATGCCGGTGATCCGCGCCTGATAATAGTCCATCTGTTTTTTCGACATGAAAAACACGATGTCGGCGTACTGGAAGAACTCTTTATTCAGAACGCAATCGCACGGTTTGCCTGTCATATACGCGTGCCAGCACGGTGACCTATGCCGGCAAATCTTGAAATCGTACTCCACAATGGAATATCGGACGTTATCCATCAACAGCTGTTTGACCTTGTCCAGCATGTCCGCGAAGTTTGTGACGACCCAATAGTCGTCCTTGTGGTCTGCGATCAAGTCCGGCGTCACGTTGTTGGAATAAACGCACATGACCGTATCTTTGCTGGTTCTCATCAAGGCGTCGGTTGACAACTCTGCCCCGCCGACGTATTCATCCGCGAACTTGTCGGCTATGAATATAATTTTGGACATTTTCAAGAACCGTTTTCCTCATGTCTGGATATTTATCGCGTTGCCGTCCAAACGCTGATGCGTGACCAAATCGAAAGTCATAAACCGGCTTTTCAAAATAACGAAATCGATAATCGCAAGACATCGCGCGCAACCAAAAATCCCAATCCGTGCAACACTCAATTTCATACCCGCCTAATTCATCGAATATACGACGCCTGAAAAATGATCCGTGCGGTAATTGGTTCGAAATTTTAAGGTCACTAAGATTAAAATGCTCTGATCCCCAAAACGCGCGCCCGTTGACGGCAACCTTATAATGAACAATATCTGCATCGTCAAACCGACCTTTTTTAATGTCGCCGATCAACTCTTTTAAATTGTCTGTCATAAACGTATCATCATCACAAAACGAACATACCCAATCGCCGGTTGTGCTTCGGATCGCTAAATTAAATCCGTCCACAATATCCCTTGTGACATTGTCAACGACCAGAACGATGTTCCTGTCCTGATGCTCGTCAATGTAGTGCTCGATCGCTTGATATGTGCTGTCTGGCGCGCATTGGCAATATAAGATCGTTTCATCGAACCCGATCGCGCTGTCTAAACATTCAAACAGCCAATCAGGGCGTGGATTGTGTGAGTTGATTGCCAACGAAATTTTCATTCCAATCCTTTTGTTCGATTGTTTGGTGGCACACCTGACACCGCCATTCATCCAATCCACTGCTACTGACGCCAGCGCCCAAATGGTAACCTACGCCATCCAACAAAATGGCATCGCCACAATATGTGCAATGTTTTACGCTTTGCACTTGTTTACGCCTCCGATAACCTCATATTTCACGCTTCCACGCTGGCGTTTAAGCGGAAGTTCCTTCATCACGACGCCTGCTTTCAGCGTGACAAACTTGCTTAGTTCGCTTGATAATGCTTGCATAAAACCAATCCCCGCCGGAACGTGCACAGGAATATATGAACCTTCTGTTTCCAGAGTGAAATTTTTGACGACCTCAAACAGCACTTGCGCGCATTTGTAATCATTAAACTGTTCTTGCTCGTGTATTGTCATGACATCCCTTCTTTTAAAGGTCGGCAGAGGGTGGTCGTCACCACCCCCCGCCAATGTATTCTTACGCTTATGCAGACGGTGTATTGATCGTCACAAAAGCGGCAGAGTTGCCGATTGAAAACGCCCAACGTGTCACCATGCGGAAGCGTGTCTGGTACGTGGTGAACAGACCATAAGGATCTGCTTCCAGCACCATCGCGCCTAAACGTCGCCCGATGACATAATTCTTGAGGTTTCCAAACAGCGCCGCGACGGTTGAAACTGCGTTCGCCGGTGCGTGTTCAGATTCCAACACAGGATATTCCCACAACGTCGCAGAACGTCCAGCAGACGGCTGTTGGAAGATATAAGCGCCGTTGCTGTCTTTCAGCGTACGGATGTAATGCTTCGCGGTTTTTCCAACAACCCATTTTGCGCCGTTCAAGTACCCTTGAGACAGCTTAGAAATGGCGTCAGAGAAGTTGTCACCAACCAGCATTGAGAAGTTGGCTGACCCTGTGCCAAGCACAAGCGACGTGCCGGCGATCCCCTTCATCAAACCTGATGTCGGTGCGCCTGTACCAGCCAGAGATTGTTTGTCAATCTCATAGTTAGTACCATACGACAACTGCTCGGTCAGAATCGAAACCACATCCATCGCGCTGTCAGCGAGCAACTCGTTTGACAACGTGACCAAGCTGTTCATGCGTTTGGCAGTCAAGGTGACCTGTCCGAACGTACCTTCGCTTGCACCGATCGTGCCGGCTTCATCATCCCACTCAACCGTCGGCAAAGTTGCTTCGGTCGGCAGATACAGCGTGTCGCTGTTCATGTTGACGACGCGCGCTTCACGCAACATAAAGAAATCGTTGCGGGCGAGTTT